GCTTCCATGCTGCCCCACCCCACCTCGGTCCGCATCGGAACGGTCACCTTCAAGGTCACCTCCGATCGCGATGACTGGATGCAAATCGAGCATGCCACTCAGAAGAAGGGCTACTACGGCCACACTGACCCGAAGGCCGCGACGATCTACCTCAGCCCTGAGACCGCCCTCGAGCAGACCCGGCTCACTCTCTGGCACGAGGTCCTGCATGCGCTGCACGAAACGGTGATGGGCAGCCCATCCTGGCAGGGGCTCTCAGAGGACGCCCGCGAAGCAGAAGAACGGGTCGTACTGAGATGGGAACATCCCACCTTGGCTGTCCTCCGCGACAACCCCGACCTGGTGGCTTACCTCGTCGACTGATCATGCGGGTCTGCAGCGTCACCGGCTGCCCCGTGCTGTACGAGGGGAGGCAGAGCCGCTGCCCGTCCCACAGCCGCACCGCCGACCGCGCACGTGGCACTGCCGCTGAGCGGGGCTACACGAGCGCCGGGCACCTCGCCTTCCGCGAGGCGGTGCTCGACCGCGACCCGGTGTGCGTGCTGTGCGACAAGAGATTCAGCACGGTCGCCGACCACTTCCCCTACTCGCGGCGGCAGCTGATCGAAGCCGGCCTCAACCCCGATGACCCTCAGTACGGCCGCGGCCTGTGTACCCCCTGCCACTCCCAGGAGACGGCAGTGCACCAGCCCGGCGGATGGAACGACAGATAGGACCACGATGGACGAGCCGATGCTGCGCTTCTTCACCTACGACCACCTGCGCGACACCCGCCTCCGGGCCACCTCGAAGCTCTTCTCCGAGCTGGCCACCCAGCTCTGCACCGAGCTTCCTCGCACTCCTGAGCGCACCGTCGCGCTGCGCAAGCTCCTCGAGAGCAAGGACGCAGCGGTGCGGGCAGCAGTCGACGCACTGGCCGAGCAGGCCCCCGCCGCCCCCTAGGGGTGGGGGGAGCCCCCCGACGCGCCGCGCGCCCCGTACCGCCGGGGAGGGCGCTGCCCAACGTCGAGGGTTCAAACATTTCGCCGGAGGGCGCACAGCCCATCGGAACTTCGCTGCGGCGCAACGCCGTCGAGGAGCGTGATCGCCATGTCATCAGGAGGATCCCGGAATCGATCCGGACCCGCCGCCGACCCCAACTCGGAGCGCAGCCAGCAGCGCGGAATCACCTACAAGCTGCTCCCGAGAGAAGGTTTCAAGCGCCGCGCACCCGCTTTCCCGCTGCCCGACCAGACCGAGCGCGAGAAGGTCGTCTGGCGCGAACTGTGGAAGACGCCGCAGGCCGCGATGTGGTGGGCCGAGCGTCACTTCCGCCTCCGTTCGGTCGCCAACTACACCCGTCTCTCGGTCCGCTGTGAAGACGCGGCTGCCCCGGCCGCACTCTTCAACCAGCTGCACCGCTACGGCGACCAGCTCGGCCTGACGCCGGCCGGCCTCAAGGAGAACGGCTGGCGACTGGCGAGCGACGAGCTCGCCGAGAAGCGAACAACAACCACCGTCGACGAGGAGCCGTCGCGGTCTGAGGCGAAGCCGGCGAAGACCGAGCCCACCCGACGACTGCGAGCTGTGAGTGTCTGACGCCGAGTGGGTTGTCGACTTCCCCACCCTCGGCGACGTCGGCGACGCGTGGATCACTCAGCACGCCCGCGTCCCTGACAGCTTCGACCGCGGCAAGCCCTTCACCCAGGCGAACTGGCAGTTCTGGTGCACCGCCAACCACTACCGCGTCCGCGAGGATGCACAGTGGATCCCCGATCGCCCTCTGCTGAACCAGGCGTTCACCTACCGGCGATCGCAAATCGTGGGCCCCCAGAAGCTCGGCAAGGGTCCATGGGCGGCCGGCATCATCGCCCTCGAAGCCGTGGGCCCGACGATCTTCGGCGGGTGGGCGGGCAAGGACGATGGCTACGCCTGCAGCGACTTCGGTTGCGGGTGCGGATGGGAGTACGAGTACCTGCCCGGCGAGCCGATGGGCATCCGCCAGCCGTCCCCGCTGATCCAGGTCACCGCCGTCTCGCAGGACCAGGCGAAGAACGTGTTCCGCCCGCTTCGCGCGATGATCCAGCTCGGACCGCTCTCGGATCTGCTCATCGTGCGCGGCGATCACATCAAGATCCTCGGTGTGTTCGACGACCCCGAGCTCGACCGCATCGACATGGTCACCTCGAGCGGCAGCAGCCGCCTCGGAAACCCAATCTCATTCGCGCTCCAGGACGAGTCGGGCAAGGCGACCAAGCAGAACAAGATGGTCGACGTCTACGAGACTCAGCGGCGCGGCGCTGCCGGCATGGGCGGCCGGACGATGGAGACGACGAACGCGTTCGATCCGTCGGAGAACAGCGTTGCGCAACGCACCTGGAACAGCACCGCGAAGGACATCTTCCGGTACTGGCGTCGGCCTCCCGCCGACCTGAGCTACGCCAACCGCCGCGATCGGCAGAAGATCCACAAGTACGTCTACTTCGGGTCGCCCTGGGTCGACATCAAGTCGATCGGCGCGGAGGCCGAGGAGCTCTTCGCCGAGGATCCCGCCCAGGCCGAGAGGTTCTTCGGGAACCGCGACGTCGCCGGATCCGGAACCTGGCTCAAGCAGGGACTGTTCGAGAAGAAGCACGTCCCCGGGGTCATCGTGAAGCCGCGCACCAAGGTCGCACTCGGCTTCGACGGCTCCGACAACGAGGACTGGACAGGTATCCGCCTGTGCACCCGGGAGCTGTATCACTTCACGCCGCGCTACGGCGCCGACGAGCGCCCCACCCAGTGGCGCCCGACCGGCGACCCCCTGCGGATCGATCGCAGCGAAGTCCGGCAAGCGTTCCACTCGATCATGAACGAGTTCACGGTCGTGCGGGCCTACCTCGACCCGCCCTACTGGGGGTCAGAGATCGATGCTCTCGCCGAACGGTACGGGGAAGAGATCTTCATCAAATGGCCGACCTACACGATCGGCCGCATGTGGGGAGCTCTCGAGCGATACCGCACGGACCTCGCTGCCCCCGAAGGTGAAGGGCTCATGCACGACGGGGACCGGGACGTCACCGAGCACGCGAAGAACGCGATCATGCGCACCCGCGCGATCGACCCGCTGACGCGAAAGCGCCAGTACATCCTCGCCAAGCCCGATGGCCGCGGACACCAGAAGATCGACTTCCTGATGTCTGACGTGCTCGCCCACGAGGCCGCGAACGACGCGATCGCCGCCGGCCAGTTCACGACGGAGACCAACAACGGCTTCGTCTACTTCTAGGAGGCCCGTGTGGACACCACGACAGGATCCGCCGAGCTCGCGGTGTTCGACGAGCAGACGGCCGCCGCGCTGGAAGCGTCCCGCGACGCCCGCCAGATGGTCGACCGCCTGTACGCACGGCTCGTGAAGCGGCGACCGGCGTTCGATCGGTACACGAAGTACTCGATGGGCGAGCAGCCGCTGAACTTCGCGACTGACGAGTGGCGCAAGGCCAACGCCGAGCGGTACACCGGTTTCTCCGACAACTGGTGTGGCCCGGTCGCCGCGGCCGAGGCCGAGCGCATCAACCACACCGGCATCAAGCTCGACGAGTCGCAGTACGGAGACGCAGCCAAGGAGCTGTGGGAGCACTGGCTCCTCAACGAGATGGAGATGCAGTCCAGCCAGGGCTTCCTCTCCACCCTCGTCACCTCCCGCACCTTCGTGCTGGTCTGGGGCGATACCGCGACGGATGAGCCTGAGATCACGTGGGAGACCGGCGAGAGTGCCGAGATCGAGTACGACTGGTACAACCCGCTCAAGCGGACGGCCGCGATCAAGACGTGGGCTGACGAGGACCACGAGTACGCCAACCTCTACACCAGGACCCACCTCTGGAAGTTCCAGCGCGGGAATCCTCAGCAGCGCGACCAGCGTGAGTCTCAGGCAGACCAGGGCCGAGTCGACAACGGCATCGAGGGCGGATGGATGCCGCGCGATGTCCGTGGGGAGGCGTGGCCGCTGCCGAACCCCATGGGCGAGGTCCCGATGGTCGAGATGCCGAACCGGCCGATTCTGGGGCGCGACCCGATCTCGGAGATCGCCGGCGCCGTGTCCATGCAGGACGCGATCAACCTCGTCTGGGCGTACACGTTCCTCGCCGCCGACTATGCATCAATGGACGCCCGGATCATCACCGGCACCGCCCCGCCCAAGGTGCCGCTGCTCGGTCTCGATGGGCAGCCGATCGGATCCAAGCTCGTCGACATGCGCGAGCTCTATGAGAAGCGCATCGCGTTCTTCGAGGGCAAGGATGTCAAGGCGCAAGGGTTCCCGAAAGCGGATCTCTCCGGCTTCCTCGAGGTGATCGAGGTCGCCGTCGGACACATCGCGTCGCAGACCCGCACTCCCCCGACCTACCTGATCACCAAGGTCGGCATGTCCAACGTGAACGCCGAGGGGCTCAAGGCCTCCGAGACAGGGCTCGTGCGCAAGACGATCGAGTTCCACCGGTTCATCGCCCCGGCCCTGCGCGAGGTGTACAGGCTCATCGCGCTGGTGAAGGGGGACCAGAAGCTCGCACGAGCCGCACGGCTCGCCACGATCCGCTGGGCGAACCCGGAGATCCGCAGCGAGTCACAGCTGGGCGACATGCTCGTCAAGAAGAAGACGATCGGCTACCCGTTCGAGTACCTCATGGAGCTCGACGGCATCGGTCCCGTCGACGCCGACCGCATCCTCGCGATGCGCGAGCAAGAGATGCGCGATGCGCAGCTCGAAGCAGCGATGAGGGGGCTCGAGGATGCTGAGAACAGCGCAGACACAGCTCCAGAAGCAGCAGGCGATCGCGGCAACGACGACCGCGGCGATCAGCCGGCTCTGGAAGAGGCTGGGGCCTGACTTCACCTCCGAGTGGGGCGGCGTCCGCCCCCAGGTCCTCGAGGTGCTCGCGACCGGCCGCTCGGCCGCCGCGAGCACCTCCGCCGGTTACATCGACGGCGTGCTCGCCGAGACCGGCCAGAACGCGCCGGCGGTGAGCACCGTCTCGCCCACCGCGTTCCTGCAGACGGCGCCGGATGGCCGCTCGATCGAGACGCTCTACGACGAACCGATCGTGTGGACGAAGACCGCGATCAAGGAAGGCCTCAGCGTTGACGCTGCGCTCGCTCGCACCGCAAGCACGCTCACCGCACTGACGCTGACCGTCCTCGCCGACACCCGCCGATCCGTCTACGGCGCCGACATCATCCAACGCCCCGCTCTCACCGGCTACGTGCGCATGCTCAACCCGCCCTCGTGCGAACGCTGCGTGCTGCTCGCCGGGAAGTGGTTCCGGTGGAACGAAGGATTCCTCCGCCACCCGCGGTGCGACTGCCAGCACATTCCCGCATCCGAGGACCTCGCCGGAGATCTCGCCACCGACCCGGTCGAGTACTTCAACAGCCTCACCCCGCAGCGCCAAGACCGCCTCTTCGGCCGGTCGGGCGCCCGCGCCATCCGGGAAGGCGCCGACATCTACCGCGTCGGCAACGTCCGTATGCGCGGCCTCGCCACCCCGAAGGCTGCGCTTCGGTACGGGACACCCTCACGCCTCACCGTCGACGACATCTACCGCACCGCCGGAACCCGATCCCGTGCGATCCGCATGCTCGAGGAGGAGGGCTACATCCTCCCCCGCGGACAGGTCGCCGTGCGCTTCGCCCCCGGGGTGCGCACCGACGCTCAGGTGATCGCTGGCGGTCGCGGCCGCGGCACCGTCACCCTCGGCGGACGCACGGTCACCACCGCTCGCGCGTCCAGGTTCGACGCAGCCGTCAGCGGTGTCCGCGACCCGCTCAACAGGGCCACGATGACGAGCGCCGAGCGACGCCTGTACGACGCCAGTTACCGACTGCAGTACGCCCGACGGAACGGTGTGATCCCCCGCTCCGTCGGGCTCAACTCGGCCGACGTCGCATCGGGCGCCCGAGGCATCACCGCGACCGCCGACTGGATCGACCAGCTCGAGGCAGACCTCGCCCGGCAGATCGCACGCATCACGCCCGGGTCGTCGACGCACCGCGTCTACCTCGCACTCAACTTGGGCGACGAGGCCGCGGCAGCCGCGACCTTCGACCGCATCACCGGCGCCGCGGCGCCCCGGGCGGCAGCCGGAGGGACTGGCGGGAGCGAGCCGCCGCGCCGACCGCGTGGCTTCGGCCGCGCCGACGATGAGCCCGACGAAGGCGATCAGGACGCGTACCGCCGCTACTGGCAGCAGCGGCAGGACGCGATCGGCGCCGGCACCCCTGGCGAGCTCCTGCAGCGGCACGAGATCGTGTTCTACGAGCAGCTCGCGGCCTCCGGTCACGACTTCGCCTTCATCCCTCGCCCACCGCGTGGGGTGGACGGGCGCCGGCCCTCGTCGAACGACTTCTACTCGCGGACCCTCGCGGCCGAGATCGAAGCGAAGTCGTTCCGCAAGCCGCGCCGCGGTGAAGTCTTCGACGCCATCGAACGATCCGTGGTCGCTGCCCGCGACAACCACGGCGTCATCAAGGATCACTTCGTCGTCTACTCGCGCCAGTATCCGCCCTCGCGGGCCTTCCTCGAGCAGCTGCGCACGTACAACCAGAACCGCGCGGCGCCCATCCGCCGCCTGTTCTGGTGGGACGGATCCGCACTCACCGAGATCGACCTGCTCTGAAACGACGGAGACGCCCCGGCCCGGCCGTTCAAACGGGCTCTTATCTCAAGCCTGGGCCGGGGTAGGCGTCTCCACCCACAGGGTACCACTTCACCCTCGGGGCGTACCGGGCGGTCCCGGAAGCGGCCTGTAAAGCCGCCGTCATCTGACACCGGAGGTTCGACTCCTCCACGCCCCACCCACCCAGCCGCAACGGCACCTCACCAATGAAGGAGCACTTCCTCATGCCCGAACCCCGTACCCGCGCCTTCGGCCCCGGTTTCATGCCCGCCTGGCACCGCCCCTGGTTCCGCTACATCACCACGCCGGACCTCGGCGGCGGTGACACGCCTCCGGCCCCACCGGCGCCCGCACCGGACGACGATCCCGACGGCGCCGACGCCCTCGGCGACCCGGGGAAGCGCGCTCTGAACACCATGAAGGCGGACCGCAACGCTGCCCGCGAGGCAGAGCGCGAGGCCCGCGCCGAGCTCGCCGCGCTGCAGGCGCAGATCGCAGGCAAGGACGCCGAGCACCAGCAGGAGCTCGAGCGCCAGCGGATCAAGGACGAGGCACTCGCCACGGCCAACCTCCGCATCAAGAAGGCCGAGCTGCGAGCACTCGCCGCCGGCAAGCTGTCGGACCCGTCCGACGCCCAGACGTTCATCAACCTCGACGAGATCGAGATCGATGACGAGGGGAACGTCGACACCGCCGCGATCACCGCGGCGCTCGACGACCTCCTCACGAAGAAGCCCTACCTGGCTGCGCAAGGCGGTTCCCGGTTCCAGGGCACAGGGGATGGTGGCGCACGCCAAGCGGCCCTCAAGCCTCCCCAGCTCACCGAGGCAGACGTCGATCGTCTCTCCCCCTCCGAAATCGTGAAAGCGAAGGCAGAGGGACGCCTGGACGACTACCTCAACTCCTAAGCGCAACCAACCCCTGAGAGGAGATGGCTATGGCCATCGCAGCATTCAAGCCGAAGGTGTGGGCAGCCGAGCTGCTCGTCGAGCTCGAGAAGTCCCTGGTGTACGCCGGCCCCGGCAGCGTGAACCGGAACTACGAAGGCGAGATCAGCGACTTCGGCGACACCGTCCACATCACGACCCTCGCCGACCCGACGATCGGCACCTACACCGCCCACAACGACATCACGATCGAGGACGTCGACGACGCCGCTCAGCAGCTGCTGATCAACCAGTCGAAGTACTTCGCATTCGAGGTGGACGACATCGAGAAGCGCCAGGCCCGCAACGGCGGAGCCGTGCTCACCGAGCAGGCCCGCAAGGCGGCCTACAAGCTCCGCGACGTCGCCGACCGCTACGTCGCCAGCCTCATGGCCACCGGAGCGAACTTCTCCGACACCCTCGCGGTCACCTCCCCCGCCAACGCCTACGACGCGATCGTGGACCTCGGCACCGCCCTCGACGAGGTCGACGTCCCCAGCGAGGGCCGCTTCGTCGTCGTGCCGCCGAACTTCCACGGCCTGATCAAGAAGGACGACCGGTTCATCGCGACCGGCGACCCGCAGGCCGCAGCGGCACGCATCAACGGCGTCGTCGGCGAGGCCGGCGGCTTCATCGTCAAGGTGTCCAACAACGCCCCCGCGGGTGCCACGACCGGCCGCTTCGTCATCGCCGGCACCCCGATCGCCACGACCTACGCCGAGCAGATCGCCAAGACCGAGGGATTCCGCCTCGAGAAGCGCTTCGCCGACGGCGTGAAGGGCCTGCACCTGTACGGCTCGAAGGTCATCGTCCCGGACGCGCTCGCCGCGCTCGACGTCACCATCTAAGGAGATCCCGTGGCACTCAAGCCCAACACGCCGTCCCGAGCGAAGGAGAGCCCTGAGCTCGTCTTCATCCGCGCTACGGACGGCGACACCGTCATCAAGGTCCCCCAGGAGACCGCCGAGATGCTGCTGCGCAGCAAGGGCGACTACGAGCTCGTCGACGAGGCAGGCAAGAAGGTCGGCAAGAAGTCCGGCAAGAAGGCCTCTGCTCCCGATGCGAGCGGCGACGACGGGGGCAGTACGCCCGCTGTCGCCACCGGCAGCACCACTCCGGTGAAGCCCGTCTGGCCCGCCGGCACCGCCGAGGTCTGGGCCGAGTACGCCCGACACCTTGGCATCGACCCCGATGGCCTCGATCGCAGCGGCATCCGTGACGCCGTCGAGGCCCACGAGGCGAAGGCAGCAGCAGCCAGCTAGGAGGACTCGATGACCGCGTTCGCGACCGCCGAGGATCTCGGCAACCGCCTCAGGCGCACCTTTCAGGAGGGCGACGAGTCGGACTGGATCACCGAGCTGCTCGAGGACGCGTCAGAGCACATCCGGGGCGAGATCGGGCAGAAGGTCTTCCCGCGCACGACGTCGACGTACACCGCGTACCCGACGAACGGCCGGGAAGACCTTCCCCAGGTCCCCGTCGTGGCCGTCACGGGAGTCACCCGTGACGGTCACGACGTCCCCTTCACCACCCGGCCCGGCCGGGTCCTGGTGGATGGGGACGACCCGTGTGACATCACGTTCACCTGGGGCTACGAAAACGCACCGCGCGAGCTCACCCGCGTCGCCTGCGTGCTCGTGTCCTCCACGCTGATCACGCTCGAGGCGCAGCTCGGCCTCACCGCTGGTGGCCTCTCCTCGGCGCAGATCGACGAGTTCCGTCTCGCGTGGGCAAACGCTGGCGAACAGTCCGGCATGGAGATCCCGCCGCGTCTGCTCGACTCCCTGCGCCGCCAGTTCGGCCGGGGCGACGTGCACGTCGTGGAGACGAACGGATGAGCATCGTCGGAGGCATGCTCGGCTTCGGCCGCAGGTTCGGACGGACACAGATGACCGCAACGGTCATCATCCGCCGCCAGGTCGGCACCACCAAGGACCCCGCGACAGGCAAGCTGACCCCCATCCGCGAGGTCATCTACACCGGCCCTGCGGAGCTGCTCTTCCGAGACAACAACGCCCGGGACATCGACGCGGCCGGGCAGCGGTTCGCCGAACAGCAGCCACTCATCAAGCTGCCGCTCGACGGCCCGGAGGCCGCGGCCGCGGCGAACGTCCGCAAGGACGACGCCGGCGAGGTCACCGCATCCGAGTACGACCCTGGATCCGTCGGCATCACGTTCCGTGTGACCGGGATCTTCGGGAAGTCCAACGCGACCTCCCGCCGCCTGCCCGTGGAGGTGCTCTCTCATGCCTGACGGGATCACCTTCGACTTCTCCGAGCTCAACAAGCTCGCCGCGGACCTCGGCGAAGTGCCCGAGGCGTCCGGGAAGAACCTTCGCAAGGCCATCGAGGTCACCGCACGCAACGTGCGCGACACGGCTCGCGAGAACGCGACCGGCATGGCCCACGCCCCGGCCTTCCCTCACTCGATCACGTACGACGTCGAAGGCAGCGGCACTCGCGCCACCGGGTCGAACCTGACCGCAGAGATCGGCCCCGACAAGAACCGCCCTCAGGGCGCTCTCGGCAACCTGATCGAGTTCGGATCCGTCAACAACCCTCCGCAGGGCATCATGCACGGCGCCCTGCAGGCGAACGAGGCGGACTTCGAGCGCGGCGTCAACCTGGCGATCGCCGATGCGTTGAAGCAGGCCGGCCTGTGAACGGCGCCGACTACGAGGACCTCGTCGAGAACCACGTCCAGGCGTTCCTCGCGCTCATCAAGGTCGACGAGGAGTTCCAACAGTTCACGTTCGAGGGCGACGTCAACGGCAACCCTGAGCGCTACACGAACGTCTTCCACACGCCGGGCTTCTTCGAGGGGCACACCCTCGGCAACGAGCTCGTCGACGTGACGGTGACGTTCACCGTCCACAACGTCGGCCTCGACCGCTGGCAAGCCCAGTGGGGCGCCGGCCGAGTACTCGCACGAGTCCTCGGCGTCACGCCGCAGATCGACGGCCGCCGATGCTGGCGCATCGAGCACCAGCCCGGTCCCCCGATCGCGAAAGACGAGACGGCCACCCCCGTCCGGTTCCTCGCGATCGACCGCTACTTCCTCAAATCCACTCCCGCGTAAGGAGATCCACCCATGCCCATCCGCTACGTGCGCGTGAAGCACAAGGTCACCGGCCACGAATACGACCAGCGCGAGGACCAGGTCGACCTCGAGAAGGTCGACGTCCTCGAGCGTCACGGCACCTCCAGCCGCCCCCGCCCCGCCAAGCCGCTCATCAGCAAGGGCGGCGGGAGCACCACGCGAGGCGACCGCGACAAGCCGCTCACCGCCCGCAGCTCTCGCAAGAAGCTCGAGGCCGCAGCGGAAGCCGCCGGGCTCCCCGTCGACTCCGCCACCACCAACCAGCAGATCGTCGACGCGCTCGCCGCGGCGCCGACGAGCGACCAGTAACCGCCCCTCCCGTGGACCTCTGAAGGAGAAACACACATGCTCACCCTTCCCGCAGCCGTCCCCAGCATGGGAACCCGGCGCGTCCTGTTCCTGCCGACCGTCGCCGACATCCTCGCCATCACGAAGATCGAGGCCACCGCAGCCGAGAACCTCAGCTGCTACCTCACCCGCTCCAACGGCTGGGCGCCCACCGGCGACCAGGCGGTCATCGCCGACAGCCGCTACTGCTCCTCCCAGGACTTCGAGCTCCCCGGCACGAAGACCCGCCAGCTGAACCTGCAGTACACGTTCAACCTCGGCGAGCCCACCGCCGACGAGGCCCGCCTCACCCTCAAGGAGGGCACCGTCGGCATCCTCGCCCACTTCCTCCAGAAGGACGACGGCGACCCCGGCTTCGACACCGGCGACTGGTACGAGGCCGTCCCCGTCCGCATGGGCATGCAGAACGTCGTCCAGGTCGAGGACAACGCCGTCGACCGGATCTCGCAGCGAGCCTTCATCACCGGCGAGTGGACCGAGCTCACCCAGCTCGTCGCCGGCGCCTGACCCCTGGGGGCCCTGTTTCACGGGGACAGGGCCCCCAGGCATCCCCGTGAACCCCGTGACCCGACCACCGCAACGGTGGACACCCCAAAGGAGCAACTCCTCATGTCCGACCTTCTCGACCGCCTCGAAGAGCACGAGTTCCCCACCGAAGACGTCCGCATCTGCCTCAAGCCCGCGCTGCTCGACGAGCGTGACGCGATCATGAGCCGAATCGCCTCCGCGAAGTCCAAAACCCGCGTCGAGGACAACCGCATGGTTGACCCCGCCGTCTCCCAGGCGCTCGCCGAAGCAGTCGCCGAGGCCAAAGCGCTCAACGACAAGATCCAGGCCGCGTCGATCACGCTGCGCATCACCGGCGTCGACCGCCTCACGTACCACCGCTTCGTCCTCGCGAACCCGCCGCGCCGCGGCAAGTCCGAGGCGTTCGACGGGTCGAAGTTCTTCATGCACGTCGCGCGGAAGACCGGCACCTACGTCGACTCGACCGGCGAGACCCACGAGATCACCCCCGACGAATGGGAGTCGATCGACAAGAAGCTCAGCGACGGCGAGCACGACCGCATCGCCGAGGCCGTCATCAAGGTCAACCGTGCGGTGGGAGCGCAGGACCCCAGTTTTTTCGTGAACGGCTCCGAGACGACCCCCGACTCCTCAGAGACCTCCGCCTAGCTCGGGACCTCGGTCGGGCGCCCCGCACCCTCTGGGGCTGGGCGCCCACCGAGACCATCACTCCAGTCACCGACGACGCCGGCGCGCTCACCCACTACACCGTCACCCGAGAACCCGAGTTCGACCAGGAGCAGTACAACCTCCTGTCCGCGCTTGCGGCATACGAGGCCGGGCTGGGTCATCACGGGCTCCCGCTCGAGGAGACCATGTCGCCGCTCGCTGACCCGGACAACCCGGACGGCACGCATTTCTATCACGCCACCGCGAGACGCGATTGGTACGACGACGCGATCGAGAAAGAACGCGCGAACTGGGCGGAGAACTACTCGACCGCCCGAGTGTTCGCCGCGGTCCGCATCGAGCGCTGACGCCCGAACGGGCGCCGACACCTGGAGGTGCCCGTGGGCGATCGGACAGTCAAGGTCTCACTGCTCCTGCAGGCCCAGGGCTACATGCAGGGCATGCGGGAAGTCGGCAAGGCCACCGACGACTTCGGATCGAAGGCGGAGCAGCTCGCCGCCAAGAAGCAGGGCTTCGAGAGCCTCGGCCGCGCCGCGGTCGGCCTCGGCGCCACCATGGCGCTCGGCGTCGGCGTCGCGATCAGCAAATGGGCCGAGTTCGACCAGCAGATGTCGTACGTGCAGGCTGCCACGCACGAGACCGCAGCCAACATGCACCTCCTCAAGGAGGCAGCGCTCGAGGCTGGCGCCCGCACCGTCTACAGCGCCACCGAGGCGGCCGGCGCGATCGAGGAGCTCGCTCGCGCCGGCGTCGCCACGGAGGACATCCTCTCCGGCGGACTGGACGCTGCTCTCGACCTCGCCGCTGCAGGCGGCCTGGAGGTGGCCGACGCAGCGGGTATCGCTGCAGTCGCACTCAAGACCTTCAACCTGCAGGGGCAGGACATGTCCCACGTGGCCGACCTCCTCGCCGCCGGCGCGGGGAAGGCCATGGGCGACGTCTCGCAGCTGTCCCAGGCTCTCTCGCAGGGCGGGCAGGTCGCGAAGCAGACCGGGCTCTCGATCGAGGAGACCACCGCCGGCCTGGCCGCCTTCGCGTCGCAGGGCCTCCTCGGCTCGGACGCGGGCACGTCGTTCAAGAGCATGCTGCAGCGCCTCACGCCGCAGTCGAACGAGGCAGCGAAGAAGATGGAGGAGCTCGGCGTCAGCGCCTACGACGCCTCCGGCAACTTCATCGGCCTCGCCGAGTTCGCCGGCAACCTGCAGGGCGCTCTGAAGTCTCTCACCCCCGAGCAGCGCAACTCCGCCATGGCCACGATCTTCGGGTCGGACGCCGTCCGCGCCGCAACCGTGCTGTACGACGAGGGCGAAGCGGGGATCCGCGACTGGATCGACGCCGTCGACGACCAGGGATACGCAGCCGAGACGGCCGCGATGCGACTCGACAACCTCGTCGGCGACTGGGAGGCCTTCACCGGCGCCCTCGACACCGCCTTCATCACCATGGGCGCCGGAACAGACGGCCCCCTCCGCGGACTCGTGCAGGGCCTGACCGGTCTCGTCGACGGATTCAACGACCTCCCCGACGGCGCCCAGCAGGCCGTGATGTGGGTCGGGCTCGTCACGGCGGGGGTCGCCCTCGCCGGCGGAACCGCACTGCTCGCAGTCCCAAAGATCGCCGCGTTCCAGGTCGGCATGCAGACCCTTGGCATCACGGCAGCAAGCACCCGCGCAGGCCTTGGCCGAGTCGCGTCGTTCCTCGGAGGCCCGTGGGGCATCGCGATGTTCGCGGCCGCCACCGCGGTGGGGCTGTTCAACAAGCAGATCGAAGACGGGGTTCCCGCCCAAGCGGAGATCCTCAACGCGATCAAGACCTCCACGTCTGCAGCAGAAGGATTCACGGCGGCGTTCTCCCGTGGATCACTCGAGACGTTCTTCGCAGGTGACTATGCGAACGAGCTCAAGGACCTCCCGGGCCTTCTCGATCACGCGACCGCCGCGCAGTCGAACTGGGCCGATGCACTGTCGACCTCGTTCGGACAGCAGGGCGCGTACGACTCCATCAAGCGGTACGGAGACGCTCTCGGGGAAATGGCAGGCTCGGATCTCCCCAACGCCCAGAAGGCATTCCGTGAGCTGAGCGAAGAGTATGAGCTGAACGAGGCTCAGACGCGGCGACTCCTCGAGGAGATGCCGGCGTATCGCGACGCACTCCTCGGCGTAGCCGACAAACAGGGCATCGCAAAGGACAGCGCCGAGTTTCTCGCTCTCGCAATGGGCAAGTCGGAGACCGGCGCGGTCTCGGCAGCGGAGGCCTACAGCGAGCAGGCCGAGGCCGTTGAGGAACTCAACGCTCAGGTGACCGAGCTCATCAACCAGATCAACGCCGCGAACGGCGTCAACCAGGATGCCATCTCGGCGAACGCCGACTATCAAGCGGCGCTCGCCGGGCTGACTGACCAGGTCGAGAAGATGGGCGCCTCCCTCGATGAGAACACCGTGGCCGGATCCGCGAACGCGGATGCGCTCAGCGGCGTCGCTCGGTCGGCGCAGGAGGCCGCTGCGGCTCAGTTCGAGGTCGACCGCACCACGATGTCGGCCGAGGACGCAGCGCAGAAGTACTACGACACCCTGGTGGCGCAGCGGCAGGCCTTCATCGACTCCGCCGTAGCGGCAGGCTACAACGCGGATGAGGTCCATGCTCTCGCTGATCGCATCTTCCAGCTGCCGCCGGAGAGGACGGTCACGATCATCGCGGCGACCGCTGGCGCACGTTCAGCGATCGACGGGCTGATCAACGACTACAACGGCCGCAAGATCCGCATCGATCTCGCGATCAATCGCGGAGCGAGCGACGCCGAGCTCGCCGGTATTGCCGGCATCGGGTACACCCCGCCCCAGAACGCCACGGGCAACCTGTACAGCAAGGGCAAGAAGGTCACAGCCTTCGCCGCCGGGGGAACCACGTCGCACATCGCTCGCGCTACGCCCGGCGGACTCCTCAAGTACGCCGAAGCGGGCTGGGATGAGTCGATCATCACGATGAACCCGGCGTACCGGGACCGCTCGCTCGATATCTGGGCAGAAACCGGCCAACGGCTCGGGGCGTGGCAGCCCGCGCCGCCGTCGTACGCCGCCGCCGCTGCCCCGCAGCGTGCAAGCGCTGGCAACTCGTACCAGTTCGGCGACATCTACGGTCTCGACCCGGCGCAGATCGTCGGCGAGCTCAACAAGGAGGTCAGGCGCGCAATGGCCATGAGCGGAATCAACGAGGGGGTGAGTGACTGATGTCGCCGGTCATTCTTTCCCGTCCGCCCGTCGGCCCACCGGTCCCGATCGACCAGTGGGCCGGCGTGACGTCCGTCTGGCTGGGCGCCGACGGGTCCGTGTGGGATCTCGGGACCGGTCTGGGCGGCGCTGTGCTGCAGCGCAGCGGCACCGAGGGTCTCCATGACCCGGTGATCACGAAGTTCTCCTCGAAGTCGCGAGTGGTACCGGGCGATCGCCCCCGAGGTTGGCGCACGGAACCACGCGAGGTCTTCTGGCCGATCCTGGTGTACTCGCACGAGAGCTCGGCCGAGTGGAAGGCCCGATACCGGGCGTTCTTCGCATCGATCCACCCGGAGAACCCGGGAACCTGGCGGATCGGGCACGACGGCGAGGTTCGCGAGCTTCAGCTCACTGGTGTCTATACGGACGGGCACGCGCTCCAACATGATCCGCTCATCCTCGGCTGGGAGAAGTTCCCTGTCGCGCTCGAAGCTCACCAGCCCTACTGGGAAGGCGAGCCGCTCGAGCTCGGGCCCTGGCGGCAGCCTGAGACCGGTCCGTTCTTCGCTCCGGGCGGCTCGCCGGACTTCTTCATCTCATCCTCGGCCGAGATCGGGCGCGCGTACATCGCGAACCCTGGCGACGTCGACGCGTGGCTGGTGTGGAAGGCGGTCGGCCCGCTGAGTGACATCGAGATCGGTATCGGTGACGCAGTCGCGTCGATCCCGTTCGATCTCGCCGCCGGCGAAGAGCTCATCATCGACACCGATCCGCGGAACCAGAGCGGAACGCTCAACGGCGTCGACGTCACCAAGCCGCTCGGGCTGCTGCCGTACGGCTCGATCCCACCCGGATCAGACGTCGAGGTGCACGTCGAGGCCGGCGGCAACGGAGAGATCTCCGCGACGCTCACCCCGCTGTATTTCCGCGCCATGTAGGAGGGCCAGATGGAAGGTCTCAGCTTCGAGATCCGCGACCGCACGAACAGTTTCGAGCGCAATGTGGTCGAGCACCGCGGAGCTGAGGCCGACCTCCTCTGGAACAACGCCTCCACCGCATTCTTCGTCCTCGACGACGACCACCCTGCGGTCCCGGCGATCGTCGAGCCCGGCGCGAAAGTCATCGTGCGGTTCCGGGGCGAGGAAGAGTTCCGCGGCCGTGTCACGGCCACCCCGGGCGCGGGCCCCATCGGACACGTCACGTGCTACGTCACCGACTTCCGACGCAAGCTCGACGAGTGGCAGGGATGGCCGAAACCTGCCGCGTCGCACACCGGGCAGAACGTCGAGTTCCGGCGCTACACCGGCTCTCTCGAGACGATCATCAAGACCGCCGTCGCCGAGAACGTCGCACGCCTCGGCCGCAACTGGGTCATGGCGGCAGATCAAGGGCGAGCCCCCGGATCCAAACCGATCGACTTCCGCATGGACTTCCTCGGGGACCTCCTCTGGCCACCGCTGCGGGACACGATCTACGGCCTCGTGCTCTCCTACCCCGGCAACGTCCCCACGCTGGATCTGCGTACCCCCGAGACCGTCGGCGGCATCCTGGATGCCTCCTCGGGACGCGTCGACACCGTCGACTACTCTCGGCGCGCTCCGACGGCGACCCGCGCCACGATCGGCGGCCCCGGCGAAGGCGCAGCCAGGAAGTTCGACGTCGTCGTCGACGCGGCCCGCGAGGCGCTCTGGGACGACATCACCGAGGTCTTCGTCAACTCCGCCCGCCGCGAAGCCACAGACGACCTCAAGCCCGATGGGCGGTCGGCGCTGGACGCCGGTGCCGCGACAACGTCGATCGCCATGGAGCTCACCGAGCAGAAGAGCTTCCGCTACCGGGAGCACTACGAGCTCGGCGACCTGCTGCCCGTGCGCCTCGGCGCTGTCTCGTCCACCGAAGTCATCCAGCGTGTGCTGATCAAGGACGACCCGAAGTCCGGCATCACGATCACCCCCTCGATCGGGGATCTCGTCCGCAACGAGATCCACCTCCTCACACGACAACTCGCCCGTTTGCAGGCGAACGTACGCACCCAGGGAAGAAGGTAGCGATGTCCATCACCAGCGTGGGCTACGCCGGCACCGTCGGCGACGCCCAGTGGGCGGAGATGATGCCGCGGCTCGGAGCCACCTACTCCGTCAACAACTACACCTCGTTCCGCGTCACTGCGGCCGCGGGCACTCGGGCAGTGCAGGTCGCAGCGGGTAGCGCATCGGGATGGGGTGTCTACGCAACCTCTGACAGCGCCCAGCCGCTCACCCTGGCCTCGGTTCCCTCCGGGACGCGCTGGGACATGATCGTCCTTCGCCGGAACTGGGCGACGAAGGAGACGACGATCGCCGTCGTGCAGGGAGGGTCCGCGAAGGCCCTTCCGGGTCGTAACGTCACGCCCGGCACGCTCGACGACCAGCCCCTCGCGCTGGTGCGGCTCGCCGCAGGATCGACCTCGATCCAGGAGATCGTGGATCTGCGCTGCGCCGCCAACAACAACGGGCTGATGGCCTGGGACGACCTCGCACGTTCCTACCTGACGTACATCGGCACCTCGCTCCGGATCGACAAGATCAACTGGTACCGCATGACCGACGGGAACGGGTCGGCCGTGTGGATCTCGGACGACATGACCGACACCGGCTGGGTGAACATCACCAAGAACAGCGGCTGGTCGTGGGGCTTTGCGCAGGTGCGCCGGATCGGCAAGGTCGTGTTCTTCCGGATCGGTGGAGCGACGCGGACCATCGGCTGGTCCGCGACCAACCAACTGGCGTCCGGCATCCCCGCCAGCATTCGCCCGGACCTCGACTGGTTCGTCGTCTCCTCCCACAACGCAGGGAAGACCGAGTTCCGCATCACAACGACCGGGCAGGTCCTCGCTTCCGGTCCCTCCAACGGGGCCACCAGCGTGACCCTGCATGGCTCTTACCCGGTGAGCTGAGAGGACGTGCACTGATGGCTGTCGACTACTTCGAGCAGAAGCTCGCACTCAACGATCTGACCGGCACGATCTTCCCCGGCGCGGTCGCGACGATCTATGCCGTGACCGACACAGCGTTCGCGATCCCGCTGGCGATCACGGACATCACCGACGCGCCACTTCCGAACCTTGTGGCGTCTCCCACGGGGATCTACCCCGCCTTCAAGTGCCCGGGGCACACGCAGGTCATCGCGAAGGCCGGAGAGGTGACCACTCCGATCACCTCACGGCTCGGTGCGGTGCTGAACGTCGTACCCGACGCCGCGACAGGTGAAGACGGCCAGGTCCTCACCGTCGTCGGAGACGAATGGGCGATCGCCGACGCCACCGGTGGCGGCGGAGGAGGCGCCGGCGGCGACTGGGCGGGCCTCAACACGCTCGGGATCGGTCGTGCCGTGTTCATCCCCTACGGGGGCAGCATCCCCGCGGGGACGCCGGACTACACCCTCGTCATCGAGCTGCCGGAGGACTAACCATGGCCATCATCGCCCCTGTCGTCGCCACGTCGGCGGTCACCACGTTTACGCCGCTTGCAGCGGGCTCAGTGGACGCGGTGACCATGCCTGCCGGCACGGCAGTCGGCGACTTCGTGGCCGTGTTCTTCCGCTGCCAGGACTCGTCCTACAACGCCGAAGCGAGCCTTGCTGGCTTCGACCGCCACGCCTCTGGCGCCCTCGGCTCCCCCACCAATCGCTACCAGGCGATCTTCGTCAAGAAGATCACTTCGAGCGGCGACATCCCAGGCGCGACGGTCAACCTCACGCAGCCAGGCGTGCACTCTGGTGCCCGCTGCGTGGTCATCGCCGTCCGCATCACTGGCGTCGACCTCAGCGACCCGATCGTCGGTGTCACCAGCGCCCTCGGTGTGCTCGCTGCCGGAGTCCTCTCCCGGGCAGGATTCAACTCCGCCGACCAGGCGTTGGACCTCTTCTTCGCCGGCAGCGAGTTCGGCGCAGGCAACACCCACGTCCCGATCGCCTTTCCTGACGGCTTCACGGCGATCGCGCAGACAACTCGGCCGGTGTCCGGCGACCTGGCCGCCGGACGCACGTATGGCTACCTGGGACGAAAGATCTCCACCGGTCCAATCGCCGACAACGTCTCGATCGCGTGGACCACGCCCTCCGCTCCCGCCGCCATGGGGATCACCCTTCGCGGCATCGGAGACGGCGGAGGCGGCGACGACACCTACCTCACACCGCGCGTCGTCGGAACGCCGACGTACGTGACGATCGCCGGCGGCGCGTCCTCTTTCGCCATCAGTGTTCCCGCCGGCGTGCGCGCCGGCGATGTCCTCGCGTTCGGGTACCGGACCAACGGCACCAACAGCCCGACGGACTACACGAACGACGCGTTCGACCGCTACGGCACGCCCTTCGTTGAGTACAGCGCCGAGCAGCGCGTCTCCGGGCTGCAGCTGCACCCAGTGACGAAGGCCTCGGAAGAACCCGCGTTCTACACCTTCACGAAGACGATCTCCGACACCCGCACGGTGGCCGCGATGATGATCATCCGTGACGCGGACCTCGACAACCTGGTCGTCGGCGAATCGTCCCTGTGGACGACGTCCGGCACCACGATGACGATCCGCGAGTTCCCGATCCTCGACGCCCCGGCGCTCCTGATCGCGATGTTCGCGAACGAGGAGACAGCCGGCCACCCGTCGACGCCGGCGGTAATCCCGCCAGGCTTCACGACCCAGGTGGTCCAGAACCAGCTCGCAGATCCGGCCTCGCTTGTCGGCACGCGGACCAGCCTCTGGATCGGCACCCGCCCGATCGAAAGCGCCGGCATGTCCGGCGACATCGTGCTCGGCTGGGGCGTCAACTCCGGTAACGGCAACAGCGCGCTCGCCCTCGCCGGCAAGATCGCTCCGCCCCCCGCTCCGGGCTACCCGATCACCCTCGGAGACGGCCGCACCGCGACCGCCTGGATCGTCCGCGGAGGGGTCCCCCTCGTCCCGGCCTCCCTGCGAGGTCATGTCGGCACCTACCCCGACGTCGACGAGGTCCTCGGCATCCACGGGCTCACCATGGCGCACCGTGGCGGTTCGATCGACTGGCCGGAGATGTCGCAATTCGCGTTCGACCAGTCCCGCGCCGCCGGCTACCGGTTGCTCGAGTTCTCTGCCCAGCGGTCGAAAGACGGCTGGTGGTTCGGCATGCACGACAACAACTTCGATCGCACCAGCGGCGTATCGGGGTCCCTCCCGCCCTCCTTCTACACGCAGACGGAGATCGGGAGCTCGTTCATGAACGTGCTCAACTCGTCGGCGACGCCGCGGCCGTACCTCGGACTCATCGACTTCCTGAACCGGTACTCGACGGACAACATCCTCATGGTGGACCCGAAGAACCAGCTCGGGAGCACCACCGAGTTCCTGAACATCCTCGACGCGCACGGCGGCCCCAACCGGATCATCGTGAAGTACTTCGGCGTCGGATCCGGATCCATCGCGCTCGCCGACGCTGCGACGGCTCGCGGGTACCGAACATGGGGGTACTTCTACGAGGCGAACGTCGCCAGCGGCGACCTCGCGGCCGCGCAGTCTCACTGGTCGATCCTCGGCATGGAGTGGAACGCCTCGCCGGCCGCGTGGACCGCAGCGAAGAGCTACGGCAAGAAGGTCATCGGCCACATCATCGCCACCCCCGAACAGGCAGCGACCGCGCTCGGCCGCGGCGCCGACATCCTCCAGGTGTCCGGCGTCTCGGCGATTCCCGCGGTGTCCTGGGCCTGACGAACACACCGCCGGCGGCGCGCACCACCGCGCCGCCGGCACCGGCGAACGACGAGAGAGGCGGTATCCCCATGAGCGGGATCCTCGCATACGAAGACGCGATCGACATCGGCGGCGGCCGCGGACGCCTCGCCGCCCCCGCCGCCGCGTCCCTCGCCCGTGTCGACGTGGACTTCCGGTCCGCGTTCGGCCGCGCTGCGGACATCAACGAGGCCTGGCGGTCCCCGGAGCAGGCGGACAAGAACTTCCGCGCGTACCAGGCCTGGCTCGCCTACCAGGCGGGCCGAGGGCCGAAGGTGCCATGGGCGCCGATCGGATACGCGGCGAAGGACTCGATCCACTGCCGCGGCTACGCCGTCGACACTGACGACACCTCCGACGCGCACATGCGCATCTGGAACGACCACGGATGGTTCTGGACCGTCTACCGCTGGATCAACGGGAAGTGGACGCTCGTCGAACGCTGGCACCTCGAGTACGACGCATCCCGCGACAACCACCGCCACGACCCCGCCCCGGCCGGCGGCGCGGTCGCCCCGAACGTCTCCAAGGAGGACGGCACCATGCAGAGCATCAGGATCAACGGCAACGAATACGGCATCGACACCGAGTTCATCACCCACTACGGCACCACCGGCCAGGCGAAGATCACCCGCCAGGTGACCAGCGCCACCGACGAGCTCCACAACCTCGGAACCGGCGCCGCCGCGCTGACGAAGTTCAGCGACCTGCTCAACGGCATGGGCATCCCCGCCGACGTGCTCGACAACCAGGGCCGCGTGAAGAACCCACAATCCGGCAAGTTCGAGGCGAACGGCACCTGGAGCCGGCGTCGGGAGATCCTCGCCGAGCTCGCATCCCTGCGCAAGGCGCTGGGGAAGTAGCGTGCTCGGGCGGTTCTGGGCTCGCATCCGCGAGCCCAAGCACGTCACCGTGGCCTGCTTCGTCGGATACGTAGCGATCGCCGCCATGGCGTTGTGGGCACTTACCGAGCCGCCGCTCACCCTGCTCGGCGAGATCGGCCCGGTCGTCACAACGGGCATCGGCGCGATGATCCTGATCGGCGCAGTGCTCGCGGCCGCGGCCACGCTCCCCGGCGACTATTCGCTCGAGCGCGTAGGCCTCGGCTTCATCGCCATCGGCCTCGGCGGCTACATGATCGCGCTGATCTTCATGCACGCCACGTCGACGGGCTCCCGGGCGCTGCAACTCGCGGGCTTCACCATCGGTTTCGTGATGCTGATGATCCGTGCGGTGTCGAACTGGGACAAGGAATGGGCACCACGGGGGGCACGGATTACATGAACGAATGGACCGCGCCAGCGACCATCATCTCGATCGCAACGCTGCTCGGCCTGGGCCACCTCGGGCCGAAAGCAGCGAGGCGTGTCTGGGGAGCGCTAACCGGCGGCGCACGCCGCGCCCGCGCCGAACACGACCGACTGATCGCGGAGCGAGACGCGGCCCGAGACGAGCTCGACACCGAATCCACCTGGCGCCGCATCCTCCAGGAGGCGCTCTCCGCCACCCGGATCGTCGCGATGAATCACGGCGTACCCGAAACCGCGCTGCCCGCCTACCCGGCGCGGCCTCGACCCCCCATGAGGAGGTGATCATGAAGATCATCAAGAAGATCAGCACGTGGCTCTCTGACGACCGTCGCGTCGCCCTGCAGGCGTTCCTGGCAACCCTCGGTGTCCTCGCCGTCCAGCTCGGATACATCTCGGAGGAGCAGAACGGGCTCGTCCTCGTCCTCGCCGGCGCCGCGCTGCAGCTCGTCCAGGCCACCCTCGCCCTCGCCTACCTCCGACCATCGGAAGCATGGGTCTGGCTCGGCACCGTCGGCCGTGGCCTCATCTATGCCGCCGCGGCCGCCGCGGCGCCCGTGGCCGTCGCCTTCGGCATCGCGACGGACGCTCAGACCGCGACGACCCTGACCGCGGTGTCGACCGGGCTCACCGCCCTCTCGGCATTCATCGCCGTTCTGAACAACCGCGCACAGTACGCTCTCGCAGCCTGAGAGCCGCGCTCCCGCACGAAAGTCCCCCACCGGCCCCTCTCGGGTCGGTGGGGGACTTTTCGTCGTTTCTGGGGCTGCTGGACCTACACGCGGCGCACGGAGAGCATCTGCCATCCCTCGGGCACCTTCGCGTGCAGCGCATCCATGTCGTCGGCCTCGATCTCACGCGGCTCGTGCCTGCCCTCGAACTTGCCGGTCACGATCCGGATCCCGCCAGGCTTCATCTCGACGTGCGCAGAGACCATGTCCCACCCCTCGGGCGCTTCGGCGATGAGCTGCGCCCGCAGCTCGGGGATTTCTGTCCCCTCGGCGGTGGCGGTGTGCTTCTCGATGGGACGGATCAGGGCAACGAGCATGCCACCAGCCTAGGCGTGGACGTCAGCGATCGTGGATGTCCGGGCCGTCGAACGGGGGCGGCATCTCGACGTCCTGGGCCTGCTGCACATGGCCGCACTCTGGGCATTCCCAGCCGCCGGGGATGTCGCGCATCACGACGTCGTCCTCGGGGCAGTGCGGTTGGGTGCCGTCCAGCTCATCCATGCGGTGATCCTACGCGCTCACTCGTCGTCGGCGAGCACCACGGCGTTGCCCCACACCCAACAGCGGAATCTCTCCTCGCCGGCGCGGAACTCGATTCCGGCGGCGGTGGGCGTGGAGCGGATCAGGAGCGCCTGGACTCGCACCGCTTCTGGCCCGAAGCGCACCCACGCCCGGACTTTCTTCGGCCGCGGGTAGTGCGTCATCGGCTGCTCGCCACGGTCGAGCTCGCGGTCGGTGAGCGACTGCAGGGGCCCTCGCTTCGCGGCGTCGAGGATCACTCCGTCCTCGGCGTAGCGGTCGTAGAGCGCGGCGAGGCGCTTGCTGGTGCCCATCGTCAGTGAGGCTTCCCGAACCCGGCGGTGCTGTGGCCGATGCGGCGGCGGTCCTGGCCGACCGCGATCCAGGCGTCGAGGCCGGGGAGCTCGCGGAGCGCTGTGGTGAGCGTCCGCGTGTAGTCGTCCTCGAAGTAGCCGATCCACGTGCCGACGGCCTCGCTGAGCACGTCGACGCGGGCGCCGGCTGCGGCCCGCAACTCCGCGAGGGCAGCTGCAGGATCCGCCGTGTAGCGGTGGCGTGCGCAGATCGCGTCGAGCGCGATGCTGAGCTTCGTCTCTGGGGTGAGACCCTCTGAGGGCATGGCCGGATGTCCTTCCTCCGGCCGAGAAGAAGAGTCTACGACCTACGAGGCCGCACGCTCCCCCGCACCCTCAGTGAGACTGTCGAAGGTCTTCTTCACCTGCCACGAGAAGATCCCCAGCACGAGTGCCGCGATGAGCACGCCCAAGCCCAGCGGCGGGGCGAAGAAGAGCAACGCGATCCCACCGACGGCGCCGAGGGCTGCGAGCACGGCGAACAGCATGTGCACGGCCATGGTGAAGATCACGAAGAACTTGCGGGTCTTGGTCGCCATCGGCGCACGCACCTTCTGTCTGAGGGATGAGTGCTCCGGAGTCTAGCGGCACGGCCCACGACGGGGCGAGGGCCGTGCCGCCAGGTCAGGCCGCGCTGTCGAACGTCCCGCGGCCCGACCGCAGGAGGATCGGCCGCGGGGGAAGTACGGCCAACGCCTCGCGCTCGTCTTCATCGAGCACCTCGGTATAGCGCTGCGTGTAGTTCAGCGATGCGTGGCGCATCAGTTCCTGCACCGCACGGATGTTCGCCTTCCCGCGGACGAGCTCGGTGCCGAACGAGTGGCGCAGCGAGTGCCCGGTGAGCCTCTTGTCGGCGATGCCGGCGCGGTCCCGCGCGTCGGTGAGGAGGTCGCTAACCGACTGCCCTTTGATGTGCCCCTGTCTGCCGCCTCGGGCTGGGAACCACCAGCCGTCGCCCATCGTGGCCGCGAGCTCGCGGATCGTGTCATGCAACGGCAGATAGTCTGTGCGGTCGCCTTTGCCGAGTACCTTCAAAGTCCCGGCGACCAGGTCGACGTCGTCGCTGTGCACGGCTGCGACTTCCGATGCCCGAAGACCCTGATAGGCCGCCAGGAGAATCATCGCCCGCGTCCGTCGGTAGGCCCCTGTTGAGAGGAGCCGGTCGATCTGCTCCTGCGAGTAGGGCCTGGGGCGATGACGAGGCACCTTCACCACGGGAAGTCGCAAGGCGGGGTTGTCGGAGCGCAGTCCCTCCGACTCGAGGAAGGTGTAGAACGCGAGGAAAGTGCCCCTCGTTGTCACCCTCGTCGACGGGGCGATGTTCTCTCGGCCGACGTCGCGCCGCAGGTGGAAGACAGTGGCGTTGATCAGCTCCACCTCCTGCCGCGTGGAGAAGCTCCGCAGGATCGACGCCCTTGTGTCGATGGTCCGTTTCGCGCGGTTGCCGGAACGCTGATAGTCGGCGAAGTACTCGAGGACGTCGCTGTTCTTGTCGGTGTGCATGTGAATCCCCCTCAGGATCGGGTCTCTCCCTATCCCGAAGGTAGGGAAGAGCGAAACAGCGCCGCGACGACCGCCACGCCCAGATCCGGGCGCCTGATGTGGTGCATGTCGTTCATGGCATATTCGCGCGCGAGAGCGCTAGATAGCTCAGGTGAGCTGACCCCCGATAGGGGTCACGGTGAAGGGGATGCCCTTGCGGACGAGCGCGGTCATCCACCCTTCGGCGCAGTATGTGCACCTCAGCGTCGTGGTCCACGGGTCGCTGATCCGCGCGACTGCTGGCACCTCAGCGCCGTCGTGGTCGCTGTTCTCGCACAGCTCAGTCACGATGCATCCCTGAGCGAGGTCACCGGCGCCACGCGCTCCCGATTCGGAATGAGTCGGGCCGGCACTCGTGGGATCAACCTGCGGACATTGGTACCGTAGGTCGCAGGTTCGACTCCTGTCGGGGGCACACTCATGAAGAAGGACCGTCCGTGAGGACGGTCCTTCTTCACATCCGGGGCGTCGTCACCGCGGGAGTCGCGCGGCCAGATACGGACCGGTACGGCTGGCGGGATCACTCGCGATCGCGTCCGGAGTCCCCGCGGCGACGATGCGTCCTCCTGCATCTCCCCCGGAAGGGCCGAGGTCGATCACCCAGTCGGCGGCCGCGACGACATCCATCTCATGCTCGACGACCACGACCGTGTTGCCGGCATCGACGAGCGACTGCAGCTGTGCGAGCAGCAGACGCACGTCGGCGGGATGCAGACCTGTCGTCGGCTCATCCAGCAGATAGAGCGTGTGACCGCGCTGCATCCGCTGCAGCTCGGTCGCCAGTTTGATCCGTTGCGCCTCGCCGCCCGACAGCTCCGTCGCCGGCTGGCCGAGGCGCAGATAGCCGAGTCCGACGTCGAGGAGAGCGCGCAGGCTGCGCGCTGCCGCGGGAACGCCGGCGAGGAACTCCGACGCCTGCTCGACCGTCAACGCGAGGACGTCGGCGATCGTCTTGCCCTCGACCCTGATCTCGAGCGTCTCCGCGTTGTACCGTGCGCCGCGGCAGGTGGGGCAACGTCCGTAGCTGCCGGGGAGGAACAGCAGCTCCACCGACACGAACCCCTCACCCAGGCAGGTCTCGCAGCGTCCGCCGGCGACGTTGAATGAGAACCGTCCTGCCGTGTAGCCGCGCTCCTTGGCGAGGTCGGTGCGGGCGAACTCCGCGCGGACCGCGTCGAACATGCCCGTGTAGGTCGCGAGGTTCGAGCGCGGTGTGCGTCCGATGGGCTTCTGGTCGACGCGCACCAGCCGATCGACGTGTTCCAGACCCGTCGCACGTCGGAAGAAGAGCGCGTCAGCGCCGGTATCGGCGATCGTCGCCTCGGCGATTCCCGCGCCGTCTCCGGGAACAGCGGTCGACGTCGCATCCTCGTCAGTGTCCTCGGTGAAGCCGTCGCCGTCCGCACGCAGATGATCGCGCACGACATCGCGGAGCACCCGGCTCACGAGCGTCGACTTGCCCGACCCCGAGACCCCCGTGACGGCGACGAAAGCGCCCACGGGGACGGCGACGTCGACGTCGGTGAGGTTGTGCGCTGTGATGCCCTCGATGGTGAGCCAGGCCTTCGGGGCGCGCACGGCGCGACGGATCTCGGCCACCTCGGCGTGCTC